GACCTGCCACGCCCGGCCCTTCCTGACCACGCCTTGGGGTGCCCCGCCGTGACCGGGCACGCCTCTCCTCGGCAAGCCCCGACCCGACCTTGCCGCACCTCGTCATGGCTGGCCTGGGCGAATCATGCCCGTCCTGACCGCGCCAATCCACACCACGTTCACACACCACGAACATCTGTACGGTTGACCTCGCCCCACCTGGCCGCAACATGCCGAGCCCGCCCTCACCTGGCCTAGCCGCACCGGTCCCCGCCAACTCACGCCGGACCTGACCCAACCCTGCCTCTCCACGCCATCCCTCACCCGACCCCGCCTGACCTGGGCAAACAACCCTGCCCCGACGTGCCACGCCGCACCTGACCCCGACTTGCCGGGCCGGTCCTGGCCCAGCCCCACCTGGCCACGAACACTTGTACGCACCGCGAAACCGCGAGCGGAATCCCCTTCAAGAGCCCCAATACGCTAGCGACAAGGGCGAACAGGGGCATTAGGCTCGCGCTTATGGTTCGTACCGCTCGCGATATCAGCGGGGTCGCCGTGAACACGGGAATTCGGTTGGCCCCGGCGTACTTGGAGAAGTTGGACCGCTTGGCGACGGAACGGGGGATCAGCCGGGCGCAAGTGGTCATGCGGCTGTTGGATCGGGTCGACGACCCGACGGCGCCCCGTGTCGAAGTGCCGGGGCAACTGACCTTGGTCGGGCCACCCCCCGATCCCGGCCCGGTCGTCGTGTCGACGCCGCCGCCTGCCGTCAAGGAGCGGGCGGCGGCAGCGGCCACCCGCGCCCACGAGCGGTTCGAGCCACCGCCCGCGGCGTGTCGCCATTGGCGCCGGGTCCGCCGCGAGGGCCAGTCGTGGTGCAGCGACTGCGGCGCGGTCGTCGTCGATGACTGACCGCCTCGAAACCGCCCGCGCCTGCGAACATCGCAACCGCCGCCAGGCGACCCCCTTGGCCCTCGACGTGTGTCGCGACTGCGGCGCCGTCAACGGCAAGGACGGCGTGTGGCGGGTCGTCGTGGACGGCGTCGGCGTGGTGGTCATTTCGGGATAACAACTGGCGGTTACACGGAGAGGTTGACAACATGGCCCAGCGGTCCGAGCCGGGGTCCCGCGATCGGTCGGTGCCGGTGACGGTGGGGCTGTATCCGCATCAGGTCGCCGCCGTGGACGCCTTGGCGCGGCGGCGCGACGTCACGCGCTCCGACATCGTGCGCAAGGCCATCGCCGCCTACGCCCCGCTGCGGGACATCTTGGACGAAGACCTCGACGGGCGAAACGGCGGCGGTTAGCCTCCGCATCCAATGCCCCAGCCCTACAAGGGTCGCCGCGTCAAGCTGACGGTCCGACTGCCCGTGGACGTCCACGCCGAAGCGGCCCGCCGCGCCGCGGCAAGGCGGTGGAACCTGTCGACGTACATCGGCTACTGCGTCGAGAACCAGCAGAACCCGCAGCGCGCCCGCGCCACCGAGCGGGGATTGGACCCCGAAGCGGTCGAGCTCACCGCGGCGGGCCTGCGCTCGCGTCGCCGCCGGGCCTTGCGCGCCGTGAGCGGACACGATGAGTGACCACGGCCCCAGCGAGGCCGCACCGGCCCGACGGCCCAAGAAGCCCGCCGCCGCCGCGGCGTTGCGCTTGGCGGGGGCGTCCTACGGCGAGATCGCCGACGCCTTGGAGTACACGGATGCCCGATCGGCCCGTCATGCCGTGGAGGACTGGCTCGCCGTCCAGGCCGGTGACCCGGCGACCCGTGAGCAACTGCGCATCGAAGCGGTCGGTCGCCTGGAGCGGCTGCTCCGGGGGACGTGGGCCAAAGCGACGACCCCCGACCACCCCGAACACATCCCCGCCGGGAAGTTCGCCTTGGCCGTGATCGACCGGGTCATCCGCCTGCAGGGCCTCGACGCCCCGGCCGAAGTCGTCGTCCACACCCCGACGATGCACGAGATCGACCAGTGGGTCGCCACGGTGACGGGGTCCGGTGCGGAGTCGCTGCGGGCCTTGGAGGATCCGAACATCATCGACCTCGAGCCCGAGGACGTGGCCGGGTGAGCGACGACGACGAAGCGTGGGCGCGCGAGCAGTTGGAGGCGGCGTTGGACCGCGACGACCCGACGCTGCATCGCCTGTGGCGGCACAAGATCCGCGGCAACACCGTGGGCTCTGTCGTCGGCGACGTCCCCAAGGCGCGCAAGCACGTCATCTTGCACCTGCCCGACGACGAGTTCACCACGCTGAAGATCGCCGCCGTCGAGCGCGGGCTGCGGCCGATCGCCTTCGTCCGTCAATGCGTGGCGACGTCGCTCGTCGAAGAGCACGGCATCGCCCCGTCGCAGATCCCGTGGCTCAGTCGTGATGGACTGCTGCCGTGAACGTCGACGACTACAAGGGGTGGACTCCCGGCGCCCAACAGGCGGCCTTGGAGCGGTTGCGCCGGGCCCGCAACGAGTCGTGGCGTCCGTTCTACTGCCGCAAGCCCGACTGCGACGGGCTGCCCCACGACGAGTGGGACTGGGCCCACGCCCGCGCCGACCAACGGCCCCCGCCGGGCATCGAGTGGTTCTTGTGGCTGCTGCTGTCGGGACGCGGGGCGGGCAAGACCCGCACCGGCGCCGAGTACACGCATCGCATGGCCGAACACGTCGGGCGCTTGGCCATCGTCGCCGCCACCGGCGCCGACGTGCGCGACACGTGTCTCGAAGGTGAGAGCGGACTGCTGACGATCGCCCCGCCCGGCGGTCGCCCCGACTACCAACCGTCAAAGCGCCGCCTGATCTGGCCGAACGGCTGCATCGGCACGACGTTCAGTGCCGAAGAGCCCGACCGCCTGCGCGGGCCCGAGCACGCCTTCGCCTGGATCGACGAACCGGCCCACTGGCCGCTGCTGACGGAGGCGTGGGACAACTTGCTGATGGGGTTGCGCATCGGCAAGCGGCCGCGCGTCGTGGCGACGACCACACCCAAGCCCCGCCCGTGGGTCAAGGAGGCGCTCAACGATCCGCTGACCCGCGTCAGCCGGGCGTCGACCTACGCCAACTTGTCCAACTTGGCCCCGACGTTCGCCCGCAACGTGATCGCCCGCTACGAAGGGACCCGCATCGGCCGTCAGGAGCTCTACGGCGAAGTCCTCGAAGACGTCGAAGGGGCGCTGTGGAATTGGGAGATGATCGAGCCGCACCGCCGCACCGAGCGCGTCAAGGAAGTGCGCGTCGTCGTCGGGGTCGACCCGGCGGGCACGTCCAACGTGCACTCCGACGAGACGGGGATCGTGGTGTGCGGGATCGACGCCGACCACGGCTACGTCTTGGCCGACCGGTCCGGCCGGATGAGTCCGCTGGGGTGGGCGCGGGCCGTCGACAACGCGGCCGACGAGTTCGATGCAGATGCAATCGTCGTCGAGACGAACTACGGCGGCGACATGGTCAGCCAGACGCTGCGCTCGGCAGGCATCCAGCGGCGCATCATCGGCGTGCACAGCCGCAAGGGCAAGGCCATCCGCGCCGAGCCGATCGTCGGCTTCTACGAGCAGGGCCGCGTCCACCACGTCGGCACGTTCGTCGAGTTGGAGGACGAGCTGACCTCGTGGCAGCCCTACGAGGACCGTGACAGCCCGAACCGCCTGGACGCCTTGGTCCACGCGTTGACGGCGTTGTTCGGCAAGCGAGCGGCGGCATCGGTGGCGACGCCCAGCGCGCTGCGCGAGCGCTTCAGCACTCCGGCCCGGCGGCACTTGGTCCCGGTGACGCGATGAACGACGTACTGCTGTGGGCCTTCGAGCAGAACTACCACGCCGACAAGATGAACGCCGCCGTCCACTGCGCCCCGGTGAAGTTCTCCCCGCTGACATTCCGCCTCGCCGACGCGCTCTTCGAGGCGTGGCCCGACGACGACGACATCACCGGCGAGCTGCACGAGGTCCGCTCGCACCAGGGTCGCTACGCGCTGGACCCCGGCCGATGATGATGATCGACGGTGCGCTGACCATCGAGGTCACGGGGTCCGACGAGGCCGACTGCCGGGCGCGGGCGACGGAGGTCGCCGACCAGTTCTACGGCAACCGGGTCTTCGTCATCTGGCTCCTCGACGCCGCCACGACGCAGCTCGAAACGACGGGGGGCGCCGTCGTCCAGACCACCTTCACCGCCACCTACAAGGCGCGGGCGCGCGAATCATGAGGGACTTCTTGGACCGCATCGGCGACTGGATGTGGGGGGTCTACAACTGGGTGATGGACTGGATCGACCGCGACGACGTCGACCCCCGCCGGAGACGCCCATGAGCCTGAGCGGACCGATCGAGCAAGTCGAAGAACCCGACGCCTTCTGCATCGTCCTGCGGATGACGGGCAACTCTCGCTTGGAAGGCTCGTGGATGCTGGTCAAGGCCACCCCGGCGACGCTGCTCTACAACAACGGCGACCGCGTGCTCATCGTCGCCACGGGCTCGTTGGAGTGGGACGGCGACCGCGCCGCCGAGGTCTACGTGCCCGAGGAGAAGCTCGCCCGCTGGCGGGAACGGCATCCGCTGTGATCGATACTGGTGACGGTCGCCGTCGTCTGAACAACCGAACCCGCCTCCAGCCTGGGCGGCTGCCGATGGGACGACTGTTGGAAGCGACGGCGACCACATGATCGACCTCGACAACGAGTTCGTCCTCGTCTGCGCCTTCATCGTCGGCACGCTCGCCGTCACGCGCATCACGCGCCTGATCGTCGACGACGACTACCCGCCCGTGCAGTGGGTCACGCGCAAGTTCCAGCTCCACGTTCCCGAACGATGGGCCGTCTTGGTTGAGTGCCCGTGGTGCGTGGCACCCTACGTGACGGTGGTCGATCTGATCTGGGCGTGGGCTACCGACCTCCACTGGTCGTGGTGGTTCGGCAACTTGTGGGCTGCCGTGGCGTGGATCGCCGCCTTCTTGTGCGTGCGGGATATTCCACCTGATCAGAGGGAGTGACTCAGGCTTCGAAGCCCTCGTCGCGCAGGCGCTGCGCGTAGGCCTCGTCGCTCTCCGTCGGCAGTTGCACGGGTCGCGGCTTCTGCTGGCCGGGTGCTCCGGCCTGGCGACGGCCGGGCTCGTCCTCGTGCCCTGGGGGCGAGTCGGGGCGCTGGCTCTTGTCGGGCTGCTCGTTGCTCATGGTGAGGTTCTACCCCACGGACCCTCGGCCCAGCCGGAGCTACTGCGTCGGCGGGGCCGTCTCCGGCTCGACGGCGGGCTGCTGGCTGCGCTCGTCGACGTCTTGGCCGCGGCGCTCCGCCCAGCGCTTGGACCCCTGGTCCTGCGGGCTGTCGGTCAGCTCGGTCTTGGTCACGTTCGTGCGGTGCTGGACGTCATCGGACGTCGCCCTGGTCTTCGGCATGCCCCACTTCTACCCCGACCGGCACGGTGACGCCACAATGTGTCCGTGAGCCAGGTCTGCAACGTGGGCGGGGAACCGGCAACCGTGCACCGGTTCAGCGACGACACGTGGTGGTGCGACGAACACGCCGATGCCGCCCTCGTCTGCGCCGCCCCCCACGAACACGTCACGCCGCCGGTCGCCGAAGTGCTCGTGACGACGTTCTCCTCGCTGTGGCAGTACGAGACGAACCCGACGATGGCCAAGCCCGACGATCGGCACTACCGCACCAACACCTACGACCTGGCCCCGGTCGAACTTGCCTTCTCCGTCATCGACGACGACATCGTCAACCGCCACGACTTCCTCGTCACGTTGGCCTCCGGTGACCACATCGCCATCCGTTCGACTCAGACCCAGGGCGACTGGTCCGAGGTCGTCGTCACCGATGCCGTCACCGACCACACGACGTGGGTGCTCGTGCCGATCGCCTACGTTCGTCAAGGCGGCGCCGGAGCCGTGCCCGGCGGCAACTCGCGGATGCTGTTCGACTTCATGCGTGTCGCGTAACCTGGCTGGCTCAATGGCCCGCGCCAAGACCCCGGCCCCTGTCGCGCCGACCGGCTTCGTCGCCTCTGCGGTCCGTCTCCCGACCTCCTCGCGCAACATGGCGGGGCGCGTCGAGCCGTGGCAGAACAAGGCGTGGAACTACTGGGAGACGGTCGGTGAGTTGCGCTACGTCGCCCAATGGATCGGCAACGTGCTGTCACGCGCCGGGCTCGTCGCCGCCAAACGGCAAGGGCGCATGCTCGTCCCGCTGTCCGACGGCCCTGCCGCGGAGAGCATGGAGGCGCTGTACGGCGGGCCGCAAGGGCAGAGCGAGATGTTGCAGAGCCTCGGCGTCCACCTCACCGTGGCGGGCGAGGCGTACGTCACCAACCGCGACCAGGGCGACCTGTGGAACACGTTGGCCTCGGGCAAGGTGACCCAGCTCCCCGGCAACGGCAAGCCGCGACTGCAAGCCGACTTCGGGCTGGAAGGCGGCAGTCAGCCGCTGGCCCCGGCCGACCTCGTCATCCGCATCTGGACCCCGCACCCCAAGGACCCGTCGCGTCCGGACTCGCCGGTGCGCCCGTCGCTGTCGACGCTGGCGCAGATCGTCGCCTACGACCAGCACATCGCCGCCCAGGTGCGCTCCCGACTGGCCGGGGCGGGCATCCTCTTCCTCTCCTCCGAGGCCGAGTTCCCCGTGCCCGAAGGGGCCGACCCCAACGCCAGCCCGGCGGCGAACTTCATGGCGCTGCTCGGCGAAGCGATGATGACGCCGATCGAGGACCCCAGCGATCCGAGCGCGCTCGTCCCGATCGTGGCGATGGTGCCCACGGAGAGCCTCGGCAAGAACGAGCACCTCAAGTTCTGGAGCGACCTCGACAACGCCGTGGTCGAGATGCGCGACGCGGCGATCAAGCGCCTCGCCTTGTCGCTCGATGTGCCGCCCGAGGTGCTGCTCGGCGTGGCCGACGCCAACCACTGGAACGCCTGGCTCAGCGAGGAGTCCGCCGTCAAGGCCCACCTCGAGCCTCGGCTGGGCACGATCGCCTACGCCGTCACCGAGTCCTACCTCCGCCCGAGCATCAAGGGGCTCGTCCCCGACGACGAGCTGGACGACTACTTCTGCCTCGCCGACACCTCCGGGATCCGCCTGCGGCCGAACCGTAGCCAGGAGGCCATCGAGCTCTACAACCTCGGCGAGCTGTCGGGCCCGGCGCTGCGCCGGGAGACGGGGTTCCAGCCCGAGGACGCCCCCGTCGACGAGCAGGTCCGGATCTGGCTGCTGCGCAAGATCGCCACCGGCTCGACCACTCCCGAGCAGACGCAGGCGGCGTTCCACCTCCTCGGCATCGACCTCGGCGAGGACGCCGGGACCAAGCCGCAACAGCCGCCCGACGACTTGCGCACCGACACCGTGCCCGAGCTGGAAGAGCGCAACCCGCCCGACCAGCGTCAGTCGCAACGCGAGGCGATGCGCGACCAGACGCTCGCCGCGGCTTGTGACGTGCTCGTCTACCGGGCGCTGGAGCGGGTCGGCAACAAGTTGCGCTCGGCCCATCCGCGCACCGACGCGGCACGCATGGAGACCGCCGAGATCTACCGGGCGCTCCCCGGCGACTCCGACGCACTGCTCGCGGGGGCGTGGGCGTGCGCTCCCGAGGTGCTGCGCCCGTACACCGAAGACGTCGAGGCGACGATCGCCACGCTCGACTTCTACGTGCGGGGCCTGCTCTCGACGCATCGCCCCCACTCCTCGACCGTGCTCGCCGCACTCCTGGCCTGCCAGCCGCGCACCCCGCTGGCGATCGGAGCCGCCTGATGGCCAGCGCCGACGACCTCTTCGACCTCGTCTACGACGACATCGCCGCGGCGTTGCTCGTCGACGACCACTCGATGCGGATGAGCGCCTTGCGCGCCGCCGGGGAGGAGATCTTCCGTCTTGCCTACGACGACGTGCCGGGCGACCCGCGCGGCGTCGAGCGCAGCGTGATGGAGTTCCTCAACGTGCTCAACGCGGCGATGGCGCACACCATTCCCGATGGCTCCGATGAGCAGATCGAGCGGATCGCCCGCATCTGGGCGACCGCCGCCGCCAACGCCGCCGTCTACTACTCCGACCCGCACGGCGACAAGACGTGGCGGACGATGCAGGATGACCGGGTGCGCGAGCTGCACGTCCCGATGCACGACGTCACCGTCGCCGCCGGAGAGAGCTTCAACGTCGGCGGAGTGCCGATGCGCTACCCCGGCGAGCCCGTCGGCCCGCCGGATCACTGGATCGGCTGTCGCTGTCACCTCACCACGGGGGCAGTCTCGGCAGCCGCGCAAGGAGGCGACGTGGCCGAGACGAAGGAAGTGCCGAAGGGCGAGATGCCCAGCGCCGACGAGGAGTGCCCCGACGGGCAGCACCTCGACGAGGAGACGGGGGAGTGCGTCGACGACGAACCGGGCGACGAGCTGGCGATGGAGCCCGGTGAGACGGCCGATGGGCTGACGGCCCGCTCGTTCGACACGGCCAAGCGCAAGGCGATGGCCAAGCGCCACACGGCGATGCCCGACGGCAGCTTCCCGATCGCCAACGCCGAGGATCTCCGCAACGCCATCCAGGCCATCGGCCGGGCCAAGGACCCGGACAAGGTCAAGGCACACATCCGTCGCCGGGCGAAGGCACTCGGCCTGACCTCGCTGATCCCCGAGTCCTGGACGGCCAGCGCCGAACCCGACGCCGTGACCGCCGCCCGCGGCAGGCCCTCACCTCCCGGCACCCACGACGCACCGGGCTGGCTCACCCACCCGCGGGAGACGCAGCGCCTCCGCACGTACTGGACGAAGGGCGAAGGGGCGTTGAAGATCCGCTGGGGCCAGGGCGGTGACTTCGACCGCTGCCGCCGTCAGCTCCGCAAGTACGTCCACGACCCGGAGTACTTGGCCGGGACGTGTGCCAACCTGCACTTCGTCGCCCTTGGGTTCTGGCCCGGCCAGGGGCCGCACGCCGGACGGCGCACCGCCAAGCGGGCCATCCCCGCAGCCGGAGATCAATTCATCGACACCGAGGAGTTCGAAGCCGTGACTGCCGCCTTCATCGCCGCCGCCGAGCTCGACGACGAGCTTCCGCCAGTCGAGTGGTTCCAGCCGCCGCCGCTGACCGCGGCGACCCCGGTGACGATCACCGACGACGACGAGTTCACCGCCCACCTGGCGACGTGGGATACGTGCCACGTCGGCATCTCGGGCGGCTGCACGACGCCGCCGCACAGCGCCCACGAGTACGCCTACTTCCGGACCGGCGAGATGCTCACCGCCGGTGGGCCGGTCCCCGTCGGGCAGATCACGATGGACACCGGCCACGCCGACACCGACCTCGGTCCGAACGCCACCGTCGCCCACTACGACAACACCGGCACCGTCGTCGCCGACGTCGCCGCGGGCGAGGACGAGCACGGCATCTGGGTCCACGGCATGCTCCGTCCCGGCCTCTCCCCGGAACAGCGCCGAGCCTTGCGCGCCGGGTCGCTGTCGGGCGACTGGCGGCGCATCGGCGGCAACCTGGAACTGGTCGCCGCGCTCGTCGTCAACGTGCCGGGGTTCCCGGTCCCCCGTCCTCAGCTGGCGGCGTCGGCCGGAATCGAGACGGCGCTCGTCGCCGCGGCGCCAGTGATCATCGACCCCAACGCCCTCAACGTCGACCGCATTGCCATCGCCATCGTTGACCGGCTGGCCGAGAACGAGCGCCATCGCTCTGCCGAGGCACGGGTCGCTGCGCTGCGCACGGCCGTCAACGGTGAGCGGGTCGCCGCTCTGGTCGCCGCGGTGGAGGTGGACTGATGCCCTGCGGCTGCGGAAAGAAGCGGAAGTACGAGGTGACGACGAAGGCGGGGGAGAAGAAGGTCGTCGAGACGCTGTCGGCGGCGATGACGATCGTCCGGCGGGAAGGCGGGAAGTACCAGCCCGTCAAGGTCTGAGGCGGGCGGCGCGCCGCCCGACCGATCAGATGCGGCTCTGAACGGCCGGGCGGGCACCATCTGCTGCGTGGCGGGCATCGCGCAACAGGCCAACGGCGGTCTGTACTGGGTGGGGGTCGTCAGGATCGGCGTGGTCGTGAATCCAGATCAGTGAACGGCGCGAGAGGCGGTGATCCTCGTCCCATTCGATCCTGACGAGCGGGTGGATCTCCATGTGCACACCTCCACACGGGACGGCGAGCCCAGGGGCGCGCTGTTGATGCCATCGTGACAGGTCCTTGCTCGCGGTGACACCCCCGGCGTAGAGTCCCCGCCCAACGGACCCCTCCGGTCGGAGCGAAGCTCTCGGGGGACGGCTGCGAAGCAGCCTGGTGGACCGAGCTGCTCTGTCCTTGCCCCATCTTCTGTCACGGAGGGCCCGCCATGTTCGAGCTGCCGGAGAACCTGAGCGCGCTGACGCCAGAGGAACTGCAAACCCTCATCGACGAGGGACTGGATGCCTGGACGGCGCTCGGTGTGACCGCCGACAGCGACGAGGCGACGATCGTCGAGGGCGAGCGACTCGTTCCCCTCATCAACGCCCTGCGCGCCGAGCAGCGCGGGCGTGAGGAAGCCGATGCCGGACAGCGACGCTCGCGCGCCGAAGGACTGCTCACGTCCATGGACACGTCCGAGGAGCCACAGCCCCAGCAGGGCGAGCCGCCGGGGACGACGGAGGCGGAGCAGCCCGAGGCCGAGGAGACGGTGACGCCCGACGAGGTGATCCAGCCCGAGCCGGTGGCCGCTGCCGCCCGCACTTCCCCGGCGCGCCGTGCCGCTGCCAACTCGGCACCCCCGGCGATCCCACGTCAGACCTCCGCCGTGGCCAGCCTCACCGCCGCCGCCGACGTGCCGGGCATTCCGACCGGCGCTCCGCTGGAGGGGCTGACCGCCGCCGCCCAGGCACTCGTCAACCGTTGGAAGGGCTTCCCGACGAGCCGCATCGGCGGCCCCGACGGCATCCGCCAGCGCTACGGCGCGGCGCTGATCCGCAAGCAGGGCTACGGCGACCTGATGCAGGGAGGGGAGTACGACGACTACACGCTCGTCGCCACCGCCGGGTCGGAGTCCCGCCTGCCCGGCGGCTCGCTGACCGCGGCCGGTGGATGGTGCTCACCGTCCGAGACGCTCTACGACCTGTGCCAGTACGAGACGGTGCAGGGCATCCTCGACATCCCCGAGATCGGCATCCCGCGTGGCGGCATCCGCTGGACACCGGGGCCGGACTTCGGTGACATCTACACCGCCTGCGGCTTCGAGGGCACCGAGGCCGAGGCGATCGCCGGGACGATGACGAAGGACTGCTGCGAGGTCGACTGTCCGGCCTTCGACGAGATCCGAGCCGACCTCGTCGGCCTCTGCGTCAAGGCCCCGCTGCTGACCCAGGCCACCTATCCCGAGCTCGTGCGCCGGTTCATGGAGGGCGCGCTCGTCGCCCACCAGCACAAGGTCAACAAGTACATCATCGACATCATCAAGGCCGCCGCTGGCACGGCCTCCATCGTCGACGACATGAACGCCGTGTCGGTCAGCCTCTCGGGCATCAACATCGCCGCCCTCGGGATGCGCTACCGCTACCGGATGGGCGACTCGACGACGATCGAGGTGGTCGCCCCGTACTGGCTCAAGGAGCTGATCAAGGAAGACCTCGGCATGCGCCACATGCCCGCGGACAACTCCGACGCCGCGATCAACGCCTGGTTCACGCGGCGCAACCTGTCCGTGCAGTGGGTGTTCGACCTCCAGGACCTCACCGTCGCCGGGTGCCTCGTGACCATCCCCGCCGTCGCCAACGTGCTGCTGTACCCGGCCGGGACGTGGGTCAAGGGCTCGATCGACGTGATCAACGTCGACGCCGTGTACGACTCGACGGGGCTCTCCGAGAACACCTTCACGGCGCTCTTCCTCGAGGAGGGCATCCTCGCCGTCCAGCGCTGCACGCACACCTGCGCCGTGAACATCCCGGTCTGCGTCAGCGGCCGCACCGCTGCCAACGACATCACCGAGTGCCTGGCGGCACCGGCGGCTTCCGCACCGACGTGATCCGGGGCCAGTGACGACCGACGCCGAGAGGAGGTGAGCAGATGCCCGAGATGATTGCCGGAGCCCGGAACTACATCACGGTCCCTGCTGTCCCTGCTCTCGGTGGCGGCGTCCTCTCGGTGGCCCGCGTCATCGACGGCGACCCGCACTCGTTGATGGGGGCGCAGTACCTCACCGACGCTTGCGGCGACAACATCGAGGCGTGGACCGAGTGGTGCTCCAACGACCCGGTGGCGGCGAAGCTGTTCGACAGCTCGCAGGAGGTCGTCGAGGGCGACCCCTTCGCCCTCTACAGCGGCGTGGCCTGCGACTTCCAGCGGGTCGACGACGCCAAGGCTCGGGCCAGCGCGCACTTCGGCTACGGCGAGGGGCGCATGTTCGACGTCCACTTCGCGGCGATGCTGGAGGACGGAGCTGGCACCGTCGACCTCGGCGGCCCGTACCCGATCACGGCCGGGCTCGGCCTGGCCGAGGCGTACGCCGCGGCGGTGTACGGCGGCGTCCCGACGATCCTCGTCCCTCGCCTCGTCGCGCCGTGCGCCTGTAGCTGCGGCGGGATCATCTCCTTCGGCGGCTCGCTGTCGACCTGCTCCGGGTCGCCGGTCGGCGCCATCACCACTTCCGTTGCCAACCCACCCGGACCGGACGAGTTGGAGGCGACGCTGTACGTGACCGGTCAGATCACCGTGCTGCGCGGCCCGATCGCCACGTTCTCTGTGCCGCAACAGCCCCTGGCCGACGGTGCCTACGCCCCCGCCCGCGCGCTCGCCGAGCGCATCTACGTCCCGCTCTACGAGTGCTTCGCGGCGAAGGTCGCGGTGACCTGCTCATGACCGAGAGGAGCTAGCAATGGCCAACCCAAAGAGCTTCCCGCTGGTCCGGGGCCGCGTCATGCGCGTCACCCGCGTCGACGGCTGCTGCGCCCCCGACTACGGCGACGACAACATGGTCGTCACCGAAGGCTTCGTCTCGGTCGCCCTGACGGCCAACATCAACGAGCCCGAGGAGATCCTCGTCACCAACGCCGCAGGCAAGACGTGCGTGCGTGACCCCGGCGAGGCGGAGTTCCAGGGCTACGGCGTGGAGATCACCTTCTGCGAAGTCTCCCCCTGTCTGTTCTCCATCGTCACCGGCCAGCCGACCGTGCTCGACGCCAACGGCGAGGTCGTCGGGTTCCGCATGAACTCCAGCATCTCGCTGTCGGGATCGGGCTTCGCGCTCGAAGTGTGGATGGGCGTGCCCGGCGTGGCCTGCCTCGGCGAGGCCGGGGCGTACGGCTATCTCCTGCTGCCGTGCCTCCAGGGCGGCGTCGTCGGCGACTTCACGATCGAGAACGCAGCGATCACGTTCACCGTCACGGGCGCCAGCACGAAGGA